GGTCTGCATAGAGCCCTTCCAGATCCGCAGCTTTATGACGGCGTGCTGTCCCTTCTTGACGCTGTAGCCCAGGGCCTTCCAGCGGGCGAAGGTGTGAATCTCTTCCGGTTCCGGCATGGTGTGTTCGCCGCCTTCGTCGCGGTAGGTGATCATTCTGCCAGTCGTGCCGATCTTGCCGGCCTCCATCAGGGAAAGCTGCGCGTTGCTGATGATCATCGCGTTAGTGATTGCCATTGTGGTGTACCTTCCTTCCTTTGTCCCTTGTCTTTCGCCTGCCATCGTCAGCGGCCGGAGGCGATCCCGGCCGAATCGGGGATTCTTCCCCGATTTCGGCGTCAAAACTCAAAGTTTACGGTAAAGCCTTCTTTGATCATTTCCGCGACGTGATCGGCGCGGCTCCTGATATCCTGATTCGGATGAGGCGCTGCACAAAGTAGTGACGGGCTATCAACCCAGATTTTCCCGTTCTTCCAGTAGAAGCGCGCCGGGGACCATCCGGTCTTTGCGATCTTCCACGACTTGCAGGCGGTGATCATGCTGATGATTGTTTCCTTACTCATTGTGTTGCCTTCCTTTCCTTTGTCCCTTGTCTTTTATTCCGGATGGGTTTAACCCCTTCCGTTGTGCCCATCTTACCACCGGGTTAAACCCTTGTCAACCCCCTTTTTGAAATTTCTTCAAACTTTTTTCACGACAGCCCGCAAACCCTTGCAAATCAACGCTTCCCGGCCACAAACTTTTTTCAGACCACACCGCGCAGCCCATGCCGCGCCCAGGATCGCCGCCGCCTGTATAGGAAGAAGCCCCAGCAGATCCAGCCCAGCAGACAGCACGGAGCAGCCGCAGCAGATCCAGCCTGCACGGATCGCCCAGCACGCCCCAGCGGATCAGCACGCAGCAGCCATGAAGAGAAATCCGCTTTAGATAGCTACGACCGTATAGCTACTGAATGAGTACAGTAAACACGACCAAATACAACCTTTTTCTTTCGTTTCCTATTATTATCGGTATGACAAGACTTTATATCCGGTTTTTCAGAACCTTGAATGGGGGTTCTATGGCTCTGCACTCTTGCCCCAGATCCCCGGCCGGGGTGCTGGCCTGCCTGCCGCTTTTCGCTGGCTGCTGCTCCGGTCTGCGCATGTAGCGGAAGCGTCACGGCCTGCCGCCTGCGCTGCTCCGCTGTGCGCATGTAATGGAAGCGACGCTGCTCCGATCTGCGGGAATCGTGCCGCCGCTGCCGCCGCTGCTGGCCGCCACGACGAGGGCATACTATGCGGAGCCGCCCGGCCACCCCCACCCCCGGGGGAGAGGGGTACCCCGCAGCGACCCGGGGGGCGGAAAATGTCCGGGACTCCGCCGCGGCGCGAGCCGGGTATATAAATACATCCCCGCTCCGGTATGCCGCGAGACACGGGGAAAAAAACGCAACTTTTTTGCAATTCTTTACAATAGCAAAGATTTATTAACTATGTGTAGATATTTATTACTTGACGGTCACCCCTTGACAAGTGATATAATTATAATGCGCGGAGCGAATGCGAGCATTCATCCGCGCTTTATAATTATATCAGTTTTTGAGGGTTCCGAGAGGAGTTGAAAGCGTGGCATCGAACCTGTTTGGGTTTGGTTTGACGAGGAACCAGACGAAAGCTGCGAAGATGCTTGCGAACGACTGCTCGAAGGACGAGATATTCGAGCAGGTGTTCAACGTAGGGAAGGACGCCGACGTTGGAGACCGCATGAGTGCGGGAAGAACGCTGGCAAAGTGGATGGAGCAGGACGCATTTCAGGAATGCTTCAGACGCGAGGTAAAGGCGCTGGGTGTGAAGTTCGTGCCGAAAGCGCTGATGAAGCTGTACAGACAGTTGGACAGCGAGAACGAGTGGATTGTGAACAAGGCAGCGAACGACATTCTGGCGAAGATGATGCCTTACATGATGGGCGAGGACAGCAACGAGGTAGTGATCCGGGTGGAAGGTGCGCCGAAACTTGGCATACCGCTGCAGGAGGAAGTGCTGGAAGCGGGCAGCGCGATTGACTATCCGGAATCTGGTGATGGCGAGTGATCAGCATCACCTACGAGCCGACGAAAAAGCAGCGGGCGTTTCACGCATCGGTAGCGAACGAGATACTTTACGGCGGAGCAGCAGGCGGGGGAAAGACAAAGGCGCTCATTATGGACGCCTTTTTTCGTTGCCTGGAATATCCGAAAACGACGGCTGCGGTATTCCGGCGGACGTATGCGGAGCTGGAGGACACGGACATCAAGGAAGCGATGGCATCGTATCCTTCGGAGGTAGCGAAGTACAACGCCGGACGGCACGAGTTTCTGCTGACGAACGGATCGAAGATACTGTTCCGGCACTGCGAGCACGAGGAGGACAAGTACCGGTATTCCGGTATTGAGATTCAGTTTTTGTACTTTGACGAGCTGACGAGCTTTGAGCAGGGCGTGTACGACTTCCTGAAAACCCGTCTGAGAGCGAAGAAATCCCTTGGTGTCGTGCCTATCGTGCGGAGCGCGTCAAACCCCGGCAACATCGGCCACGGCTGGGTGAAGAAGATGTTCGTGGATGCCGGGCCGTACATGAGCATTCAGGAACAGCGGATTTACTCGGAGGCTTTGCACAAGGAACGGGTTATCCGGACGCAGTACATTCCGGCGCTGGCGACAGAAAACCCGTTCATCACGGAGGATTACATCTTCCAGCTGGAGCAGAAGCCGGACGCGCTTCGGAGGGCGCTGCTGAACGGCGACTGGGATTCCTTCGAGGGCCAGGTTTTCGTCGAGTTCACGGACGATCCGAAGCACTACGAGGACAGGCGGTTCACGCACGTCATCGAGCCATTCGAGATTCCGCCGGACTGGCCGAGGTACATGTCGTTCGACTACGGCTACACAAGGCCGTTCTCCTGCGGCTGGTGGGCGGTGGATCACGCCGGAAGGGTGTACCGCTACAAGGAATGGTATGGGTGCAAGAACGGACAGGCGAACGTCGGGCTTGCGATTACGCCGCACCAGATCGCGGACGGTATCATCGCCCGCGAAATGGACGAAATCAACGACAACATCCCGATTGACCACATCTGCGACCCGGCCTGCTTCGACGAATCCCGCGGCGAGAGCGTCGCAAGGCAGATGCAGCCGAACGGGAGCCGGCGCGGCGTGTACTTCCGCAAGGGCGATAACGCCCGCATCGCCGGAAAAATGCAGCTGCATGAGCGCCTGCGGTTCGATCCTGACGGCAGACCGGGTATTTATATATTCAATACGTGCCGGGACTGGATCAGAACAGTGCCAAACCTGCCCTATTCGCTGAAAAAGCCGGAGGACGTGGACACGGACGCCGAGGATCACGCCTTTGACGAGACCAAGTATTTCCTGATGGACAGGCCGGTCGTACCGAAACCGAAACGGACGCGCACGCCGCAGCCGTTTGACCCCTTCGGAGGTTGAGCATGAAGGACATCAACGAGACCATTGTCGGCGATCAGCCGCTGAGCGAGGAGGACAAGGCGCTTGTAGAGCTGATCTATTCGCGGCTGGACACCTTCGAGCAGAGCTGCCGTGAGCAGCACGACATGGCGAGGAAGGCAAGGGAAATCATCCGACTGAGAGACCCGGATCAAGACCCTGCCGGAACCACGGAGCCGACGCTGCAGCTGCAAACGCTGAAATCCACGATCAATAACGTGGTTGCGGATCAGATGCAGAACCTTCCGGAAGCGAAGCTGCTGCCGGAGTTCCCCGCGCAGCAGGATGCCACGGAAGATTTGCAAGACCTGGTTCACCACATCGTGTACGAGGTGAACGATTATCCGGGCATTCACCGCCGCCGCGCGGAGGACTTCTACGCCACCGGCACGGTGGTCACGCAGGTTGCGTGGGACCCCGATATGTCCAACGGGAAAGGCGATATTGCCATCATCCGCTGGCCGATCGAGGCGTTCCTGTGGGACCCCATGGCGGACGATATTCAGAACGCGCGGGCTGTGTACAAGGTGAGCTGGCATCCCATGAGCTGGTACAAGAGCCATTATCCGGACGCCGCGCCCTATGTGAACCCGGAGGATGGCGAGCATTACGCCGTGGGCCTTCCCGAGAGCCAGAGAACCAAGCATTCCGACGAGGAAGCAAGGGCAATGCTGCTGGAATACTGGTATCGCGAGTACAACGCGAAAAAGCACCAGTACACCATCAATGTAGCCTACTGTGCCGGAGGGGCGCTGCTGACGCAGAAGAAGAACGTCTACAAGCACGGCATGTACCCCTTCGTGATTGACGTGTATTCGCCTGTGGAAGGCTCCATGGTCGGCGACGGCATGGTGTCCGATCTGGTGCCCATGATGCGGTATATCAACCGCTACGCAAAGTACATCGACACCAATCTGCGCATGTCCTCCAAGGGCAGAATCCTCACAAGGCGCAATTCGGGCATTGACCGCGAGGCGCTGGCCGACTGGTCGCAGGACATCGTGGAAGGCGATTCCGTCATTCAGGGGCAGGACTGGAACTGGATGCAGCACGCGCCGTTTAACGGCATGATTTCCAGCCAGATGCTGCAGTTCCAGTCCGATTTGAAGCAGGACGCGGGCGCGAACCAGTTCACCCGTGGCGAGACTACCGGCGGCATCGTGTCCGGCAAGGCCATCGCAGCCCCCCAGAGCGCTGGCGGCAAGGTGCAGCAGATGCGCGTGCAGCTGCTCAACGCAGGCTTCAAGCTGATCGTCGAGCAGGTGCTGTGGCTGATGAGCGAGTTCTACACCGCAGACAGAATCCTGCTGGTCACCGGCAAGGATCTGGTGCAGCGCGAGGTCACGATGGACGCGGCGCGGTTCTTCGGGAACACCGGCAAGGCCGTCAATCCGCCGCCCTACACGGTGCAGGTGGAAATCTCCACAAGAGACCCCATCCGCATTGAGAGCATGAACGAGACGTACATGCAGGCCTTCACCATGGCCGCGCAGAGCCAGCAGTTCTTCCCGCTGTCCGCGCTGTTTGAAATCCTGAACATTGACGGCAAGGATCGTCTGCTGCCGATCATCCGCGCCAACGAGCAGCACCAGCAGCAGATGCAGCAGATGCAGCAGCAGGTCGAGGAAATGACCGGCCAGCTTCAGCAGCTGGAGCAGGAGAACCGCAGCCTGAAGGCCACCACGTCGCAGGTCACGTCCGCGCTTGCCAAGATGGGAGCCTCCGGCGCGATAGGACGCAACCAGCCCGCGGCGCAGCAGCTTGTACAGCAGGCGAGGATGCAGAACATCCCGCCTCAGCTTCTGGAACCGAACTATGAGGAATGAACCGCGAAAGCGTTTCAGATACCATTGAGCCGCGTTTTCACGGCGCGATGAAAGGAGAAAATCCATGGATAACACGGTCGAACCCCAGGTCAACGAGCTTGTGCAGGACGACGCTGTATTGACGCCCGTTACGGAAACGGAAGAAACCCATGCGCAGCCGCTCACGGACATCACCGAGGAAACGCAGGAAACCCCGCCCGCCAAGGAACCAGGATGGATTCGCGGCAGGATCGACAAGGCCGTCAGCAAGGCGCTGCAGGAGCAGGAAACCCGGCTCCGCGCCGAGTTTGACAGCATCCTCAATCCGATCCGCGAAAGCGTGCTGGACAGGCAGGCGGAAGACCTCGTGGCCGAAGGCGAGTTCAAGAGCAAGGAGCGCGCGCTGGAATACCTGAAGCTCAAAGGCGGCATCAGCCTTGAAACACCGCAGGAGCAGAAGCCTCCGAGGAACGCGCAGGGCCAATTCGTTTCCACAAACCAGCAGGAAGTGGACTTCAAGGCACAGCTGCTGGCGAACCAGGCCGCAAAGATCAAGGCCAAGAGCGGCGTGGATGTCATGGCCTATTTCAACCAGAATGACAATATCCGGACGCAGGTGCTTTCCGGACAGATGGACTTCTACGACGTGCTGGAAACCGTGCAGTCGAGGCAGAATGTGCCCGCGCCGATCCGGCAGTCCAACGGCGCGAACGTCGGCAGCGTATCCGTTGCGAACATGACCGACGCGCAGTTCAAAAAGCTCCAGGAAAACCTTGCGCGAGGGATTGTCTACGACGCCAGATAAGGAGAGATCATCATGGCAGTTTTCGACAATCTGAACTATACGTACTCCCCCGGCGTAGCCCCGTCCGTGATTCAGTATTACGACCGGGCCGTGCTGGAGAACATGAAGCCGGAAATGGTGCACAACCGCGACGCGCAGAAGCGCACGCTGCCCGCCCACAACGGCAAGACCATCCAGTTCCGCCGCATCACCGCGCTGCCCGCCATCACTACCCCGCTGGTGGAAGGCGTCACGCCCGAAGGCCAGAAGATGACCGAGACCGCCTTCACCGCGATGGTGAAGCCCTACGGCGGCCATATCGAAGTCACCGATGAGTTTGACTTCTATCTTCTGGGCAACAAGCACCGCGAGGCCGCGAACCTGCTTGCCGATCAGGCGAGCCTGTCTCTGGACACCATCAGCCGCAACGCCCTGAACGCCGGCCTGAACGTCCAGTACACCGGCTCCAATGTCGCCCGCAGCACCATCACCGCCGCGGACAAGCTGACCTATGCCGACATCAAGAAGGCCGTGCGCACGCTCCGCCGCGCCAACGCCAAGCCCTTCGCCGACGGCTTCTTCCACGGCATCACGCACGTGGACGTGTACTATGACCTGACCTCCGACCCGATGTGGGTGGACGTCGCCAAGTACCAGGACAAGAGCTCCGTCGAGAAGTACGAGCTGGGCACCATCTACAAGGTGAAGCTGTTCGAGAGCACCAATGCCATGGTGTTTGAGGATCAGACGTACCTGACCGGCACGCTGGCGCAGATCGCCGCCTCCGCGACCTTCGACGCGGCGAACCGCGAGATGAGCTACAGCATCAACACCATCACCCCGGATGTGGCGCGCGCGCTGACCGGCCTGATGGTCAACGTTCAGTACACCGACAGCGGCACCACCGTCACGACCCCGATGTGCATCGAAAGCGTGGACTACAAGAACAAGAAGATCAAGTTCCGCTGGGTGCCCGACGCCACCGTGACGGCCAACTGGACGACCGCCAAGAGCGCGAAGATCGTTCCCTACGGCGGCGGCGCGTCCGGCGCTCCGGTCTACTCCACGCTCGTCTACGCGCAGGACGCCTACGGCTCCGTCGAGCTGGAAGGCGGCGGCCGCAACGTCGAGATCATCATCAAGCCTGCCGGTTCCTCCGGCGCGGAAGATCCGCTGAACCAGCGCGGCACGCTCGCCTGGAAGGTGAAGGGCTTCTGCACCGTGATTCTGCAGGATGACTTCATCGTCCGCATCGAATCCGGCGCGACCGCTTAACAAGCAAGTGGTTCCGTAACGGAACAGGTTGGGAGGGTGGGAAAATGGCACAGACACCGAAAACAAAGGACTTTACCATGGTGCGCGGAGACACCTTCGCGTTTCAGGTCACGATCAGCGGCCTGAGCGCGGAGGTGACGAGCATCTATCTGACCGCGAAAAAGCGCGGCGCGGACGGCGCTGCCGTCTTCCAGAAATCGCTGGGGGACGGCATCACGCCAGCGGGCACGAATGTTTGGAATATTCGCGTGGCACCGGAGGACACCGCGGACGTCGCCGCAGGCCGATACGTATACGATTTGCAGATCGGGATCGGCGCAGACGTCTATACGGTTCTGATGGGCACGCTTCAACTTACACAGGACGTAACGGGGGTGACGGAATGAACGTGGGTGTGAGCGTTCCGAATCCTTTCAGCGTTGAAATCGTCACCAACCTCGGTCCGCAGGGCCCACAGGGCGAGCAGGGGCCGCAGGGAGAAACAGGCCCGCAGGGGCCGCAGGGTATCCAGGGCGAGCCTGGACCGCAGGGCGAAAAAGGCGACACGGGAGCCACAGGCGCGACAGGCCCGCAAGGCCCGAAGGGCGACACCGGCGATACAGGCCCGAAGGGCGATACTGGAGCCACCGGTCCGCAAGGGCCGAAGGGCGACACCGGAGAAACCGGAGCCACAGGCCCGCAAGGCCCGAAAGGAGATACCGGCCCCACCGGCCCTGCCGGATCCGATTACGTGCTCACGGCTGCGGATAAGGCTGAGATCGCCGGGATGGTGGACGTCAGCGGCAAGATGGACGAACCAGCGACGGAAGGCACATCCGGGCAGGTGCTGACCACGGACGGTCAGGGAGGCCGGAGCTGGCAGACCGTGCAGGGCGGCGCGGGCAGCGTCACCGACGTGCAGGTCAACGGCGTATCGGTACTCAGTGAAGGTGTGGCGAATATACCGATAGCCAGCAATAACTCTCCAGGCGCTTTTTATACCACTGATGGCGGATTTTATTTGGGTTCTGGAACACAGGTGCAGCTAAACAGACCAACAGACGGCGCATACAAAAACGGGGTTGATTCGCTTAGGATCACAAGAAT